TCTACATCAACAAGTGCTAACACAGCTTATGTGTTTGGTACAATACCAGATAACCACTATAATACATTAACAGGTGGTGGATGGAGTGCTCTTACTAACGTTTACGGGGTTCCTAGTTTAAAGGACTCCCTAACTACATACTCAGCAAGAACAAATGATGCTTGGTATTACGCTCAGTTTGGTCTACAGTCAGGTAATGCATATACAGGATATTCTTTCTCCACAAGGATAAATTCACTATCAGGAACCGCATTTGGAAATGCGGGTCAGTTCTCGGGTTCAGTTTCTGTATCAGGATTTTCACAAATTGGAACTGCTTATACAGAATGGAATGATATTGTTTTGGCAACATTACGTTCAAGAGGTATATCAATGTACAATGACTCGACAAATCCTGACTTCCAAGTTACAGGTACTACTGATGTAATAATTGATTTGACAGGTACATATTCAGGTACAAGTAAGACTCCTTACGGTCAATTCGCAATTTCAGGTATCACCTATGAGGATGAAACCTTTAACTTTACAACTTCGTTGGATGCTACAGATACTAATTACTTGGGTAAGGTATTTGGATTGTCTAACTTTGGTAAGACAAGAACTGAAGTTCCGTTGTTTGTTGAGGAAAGTTTCTCAAACATGTTAAACTATGGTTACTCCATGGGTTATGTAAGAGGATTGAATAATAGTTTAACTTCTCTTCCATCGGCTCAAGATGACAATTCAACAAATACATCTATTGGTTGGTATTTGGAGCAATACCAAACTCCTGAAACTCCTTATTTAGTTTCTGAATTAAGGGGTAATACAGTTTATGACCTATTTAAGTTCATTTCAATATCTGACGGAAATGCTGCTAACGCAGAAATAAAAGTGTCAATATTAAACATTTCATTCGCTAACGGAACTTTTGATGTTGGAGTTCGTGATTTTAATGACACCGACCAAAATCCTGTGTTTATAGAAAAATTCACAAACTGTTCTATGAACCCAAGCAACAACAACTTTATTGGTGTTAAGATTGGTACAAGTGACGGAGAGTATGCATCTCGTTCTAAATTCATAATGGTTGAAATTAATACTGAAGCACCAATAGACGCTTTACCGTGTGGTTTCAGAGGTTACCCATTAAGAATTTACAATGGAGCAACTCCAGCATTCCCTGTTTATAAAACATATTATGAAACTGCTGGTGACCCAACAACTTATCCTCCTTTTGGTTCTCAAGGGGTTAGTGGTGGAGATAAAGTGACAAGAACCTATTTGGGTATTTCAAGTAGTGTGGGTATAGACCAAGAATATTTCAATTATAAAGGTAAACAAAATCCAACTAACATTGCAACTGCAACAAGTTCAAATCCTTGGGCGTTCCTTTCAAAAGGATTCCATTTAGATTCGGGAGCAACTGTGGTTACAATACCTAATGGTTATTCTACATCAGGTACATCGGCATTTGAGGTTGGTGATGCGTCGTTTACATCTGAACCTACAGACAGTACTAGTCCATACTATAGATTGAATTCAAGAAAGTTCACTTTAGTACCTGCTGGTGGTTTTGATGGTTGGGATATCTACAGAGAGTACAGAACTAACGGTGATAACTTTATCTTAGGTGGTTCAGGTTTCTTGAAGGGATATGCACCAACATCACAATTCCCAACAGCTACAGGTTGGGGAGCGTTTAAGAAAATTACTGTAGGTAATAACTCTACTGATTGGGCTAACACTGACTATTACGCTTATTTATTGGGTCAACAAACATTTGCGAACCCTGAAGCTGTAAATATTAACATATTTGTAACTCCAGGTATAGATTTCGTTAGTAACTCAAACTTAGTTGAAGACGCGATTGATATGATTGAAACACAAAGAGCTGACTCATTGTATATTACAACTTGTCCTGACTATAATATGTTTGTTCCAAATACTTCAACTGCGGATAATTTGGTTTACCCTCAAGAAGCTGTTGATAACTTAGAAGGAACAGGTATAGATTCTAACTACACCGCAACATATTACCCATGGGTATTAACAAGAGATACTGTTAATAATACACAGATTTATCTTCCTCCAACTGCGGAAGTTTGTAGAAACTTGGCTTTAACTGATAACATTGCATTCCCTTGGTTCGCATCTGCGGGTTATACAAGAGGTATTGTAAACGCAATTAAAGCTAGAAAGAAGCTTACACAGGAAGACAGAGATACATTGTATCAAGGTCATATCAACCCAATTGCAACTTTCTCTGATGTTGGAACTGTAATTTGGGGTAACAAAACTACTCAAATTGCTGAATCTGCACTTGATAGAATTAACGTAAGAAGATTGTTGTTACAAGCTCGTAAGTTGATTTCAGCGGTAGCGGTTAGATTGTTGTTTGAACAAAACGACGATAAAGTTAGACAAGACTTCTTGGATTCAGTTAACCCAATATTGGATTCTATTAGAAGAGATAGAGGTTTGATTGACTTTAGAGTTGTGGTAACAAATACACCTGAAGATTTGGATAGAAACCAAATGACAGGTAAGATTTATTTGAAACCAACTAAAGCATTAGAATTCATCGATATTGAATTCTTGATTACACCATCAGGAGCTTCATTCGAAAATATTTAATAAACTTACATATGGGTGGGGTTTTTACTCCACTCATATTTATAAAAAAAAGAAATATGAAATTTAGTAAAAAAATATTGTTCGAAAACATGAACTTAAAAACAAACGGTTTAAAGAATTATTCTGAAAAACCTCAATCTGTTATTGTTACAGAATCACAATTAGAAAGAGTAATACAAAAAATTCTTAAGAAAAAATAATGCTTTCGTTAATTGTTAAAAAAAATCTTAGAAGACTAATAGAAGGTTTGGACCCTAATAAATTACCAGACCACAAATATTATGCTTTTGATTGGGACGATAATGTTTTAAATATGCCAACAAAGATAATGGTTTTGGATGGTGAAGGTAATGAGGTTGGTATGTCAACTGACGATTTTGCCGAACACAGAACTGATATTGGTGTGAAACCTTTTATATATAATGGTAAAAAAATAGTATCGTTTGCAAACAATCCTTTCAGATTTTTTAGACAAGAAGGTGAAAAACAATTTTTAATAGATATTATGTCAGCGGGGTTCGGTCCTTCTTGGAGTGACTTTGTGGAGTGTATAAATGGAGGGTCCGTATTTGCCATCATCACTGCACGTGGTCACAATCCAAACGTTCTAAAACAGGCTGTTTATAAATTAATTAAAAATGATGTTGGGGGAATAGACCAAGAAAAATTGGTTCAATCATTAAAAGATTATAGAGAGATTGCGGGTGAAGACATTAAGGATGATGATACATTAATAAAAGATTATTTAGACATGTGTAAATTCCATCCAGTTTCTTTTGGTACAGGTGCTGAAGCAAATCCTGAAGAGGGTAAGATAAATGCTCTTAGAGAGTTTATTATTTATGTAAAACAATTGTCACAAATTGTGGGTGGTAAAGTTTTATTTAAAAATGACGTGACAAATAATTTTGTGATACCAAAAATAGGGTTTTCGGACGACGACATAAGAAATGTGGAAAAAGTTAAAGAATTTTTAAAACAAGAATTTGGAAAAGAAAGCCCAGTGCAAACTTATTTAACAAGAGCTAATATAAAAACTAAATATTAAATAAAACTAATATAATTAACAAACTAGAACGCCTAGGAAATATATGACAAAAAAAACCAAATAGTCAATATTTATAAGAAAAATAAACAAGAAAAAATAAAAAAAATAAAATAAAGATATGGCTGACTTATTAATGAAAATGCCCGACCCTTACGAACCGAAACAGAAAAACCGATTTATTTTGACGTTTCCATCTTCGTTGGGTATTAATTCGTGGTATGTAGAATCTACATCAAGACCAAAAATTACAATAAACAAAGCTGACATTCCATTTTTGAATACAAAAACTTATGTTGCAACAACATTTGAATGGAATGAAATATCTGTTACATTCCGTGACCCAATTGGACCATCAGCTGCTCAGGCTCTTATGGAGTGGGTTCGTTTACATGCTGAATCTGTAACAGGTCGTATGGGATACGCTGCGGGGTACAAAAAAGATTTAACATT